TGCCAAGGTCAACGGCCTTGCACAGTTCAGCGATCAATGGCCGCACCCTCCTGCGCAAAGTCTTACTCTCTCGTCGTTGCATCCTACGCTTATCAGCGTGACGCCAATAATAGACCTGATGATACTCTTTGCGGGACTTCTTCGGCTTAGAGCGCCAGCCATCCGGCTGCCTAGCCAAGTCCACGGCGTCGCAGATTATTTCCTTAACCTGGTTCTGCTCAATCGTCTGCCGCACCATCTCCGCGATCTTCTCAGGCGAGTACCCCTTCTTCTTATGCGCGGTCTTGTGCCAGGTGTGCGGACGCCCGCCCGTGTTCTCGATCAGGCAGATCGGGCATCGCCTTACTTGCCCCATCGCGGCCTCCAGTCGTATATGCCGTTCCGCTTTGGAGGGTCTCGGTACTTGTGCTCGTCAGCCTCTGCTGCCGCGGCCTCGAAGTTATCGAACACCCCCAGCTGCTTCGGGATAACCCTACCGTCCGCCCCGCGCCTCCACAGCACGAACTCCTCCTTGCCGTTGACCGTCTGGTGCCTTATTGAAAACCGACCACAGGCCGACGTCTTCCCCCAGTTCTCGGACTCCTCCCAGACCAGCGGCCCGGTAAGGTTCAGCTTACCCTGCGTCATTGGCCCACCCCGGTCGCTTGCCCACCTCGCCATGTTGGTCAGAGTAATGGACTAACCTTGCACCAAAGTGCTGCTGAAATGTCTTCATCAACTGATAGTCATCTTTGCCCATCTGTTTGAGCATCCTCTTGGCTAGTGGCGTATCTGCAATGGGCTGCGTTAATTGGATCCGCTTTTCCGGCAGACCACGCCGCAAGTTTCTTGAGTAGTTCTTCATGCAGTGACGGATTCCTTTCGTAAAGCCTATACAGCGGAACACTGTCTGCGAACCGCCTACCATTCCAGTTCAGCCAGTAAGCACCCTTAGCGTCTTTGTGCTTCGCCTTGACTGTCCACCAAACGCCATGCTCGCCATACGACGGCCAAGGCAAAATGCTCACGTCCCAGTCATCAATCGTTCCAATTGAAACAAAGTCCATCTCAATCTCCTGTCTGATCTCTTGTCCGAAGGTCATGTCCGAATGTCCGTGTCCTTAAGGACACTCGGACATTTTCGGACATAATTGACCCGCCGAAATTGTCCGGTTCGGACATTTTCGGACATTTTCGGACATCATGGTTCCCCCAGCATACTGCCGCCTACACTGGCCTTCAGGAAGGGTGACAGCATCAACTTTTCGACCGCATCGTGGACAGACTGCCTCGCAACCCCACACTCCCGGCCTATCTGGCGCATCTCCTCGACCGTCCAAACCAGCGGCGCATCAGACCGCTTCTGACGCTCCCTGAGCGCCGCAAGGATCGTCCGCTGTGCCTTACCCTGGGGCGAGTGAGCCACCGCCGGCTTACCCGGCGCCGTCGCCTCCCTCATCACCAGAGACTTGACCGGCTCGCCGTACTTGTCCATCCGCCCGAGCGACACCTCCACCGCCTCGTATCCAAGTGGAGACAGGCTGGCCGTGTCCTTGAACCGCTCACGGCTAACCGCCACCGCCATGGCCTGCGCGTCTGGCCGCTCGACGATGTACTCAGCGTCTGGGTTTGCCATCAGCGCGCTGGCGCCCCGTGGTCGCTTGGCATCGCCGTGCCCGCTGTGCGCCACGAGCAATACCGTGGCCGTGTACCGCTCACGCAGCCCGATGGTGAGCTTCGAGAGATACTCGGCAACCTCCTGGTTGCTGTTCTCGTCCAGCCCGGCGCTAAACTTGCTGAACGTGTCCACGATCACGAGCGCCGGTCGTATGCCAGCCTCGTCAATGGACTGCTGGAGCATCGCCATCTCAGTCTCGGCGTTTAGGTTGGCAACGGACTCCAGCGCCATGAGCCGAAGCTCACCTAGGTCGCGCCCCTTGCCATGCTCCTGCATCCATGCTTCAGCGCGACGGCCCAAACCGGCACCCTCGCCCGACAGGATGACCACAGGATTATCAGCCGCCGCAATGCGCATCGCCCAATCCAAGGCGATAAACGACTTAAAGCTAGCACGCGGCCCTGCGAGCACCGCCAGCACGTTGGCCTCGAGTACGTTGTGAATCAGCCACGTCGCCTCGCGCCGCTCGGTCACGATCTCGCCGATGGGCCGCAGGATGAGACGACGGCCTGTGACTATGCCACCCGGTGTCACACTTTGCGCCGGCAGCTCTGGCTCAGCGTGCCGAATCATCCCCTGCGCCTCTGGCACGTCGTCGTACTGCATTGGCGGCTCCTCCCGCTTCGGTGGCCCGATCTTCACCGCCTCTGGCACAGACACCCAGCCGCCAGCCTTGGCCGCGTTAAAGAGGCTACCGAGCGTGACCCCGCCGCCGCGGTCAAGGTGGAACGACTGCCAGCGGTACTCGATGTCTGCGCGCCCGGCGTACGACGCGGGCAGCACGCCAGTGATGCCGCCGGATGACCAGGCGTCCCACAGTTCTAGCCCGTCATCGGCTCCGCCACTGGCGTAGTGCAGTGCCATCCCTGCCATCAGCCACGAATCGTATGGCGCCGGGTCAATGAACGACAGCGCCTCGGTGATCCGCGGCAGGTCGCGCTGAAAGTCCCCGCTGGTGCCAGGCTTCGGCGGTAGTTTTGCCGCCAGCTCCGCGGGCAACTCGAGATCCATGCGCCGCTCGTCGATCAGCCCGGCCGGTAGCGACTTGATGTCGCCCATCGGGCCGCTCTGCCCGTAGTGCAGCGGCCACCAGATGATGTACCCGCCCTCGGCGCGGATGTCGAGGCCATCGCGGCGCACCTTGCCGAGCGTAACCGACGCACCGCCGCGAATTTTCACACCCGAAGGTGTCGAGAACAGGTAATGTCTGCCGCCGCTACCGCCGCCGGTCTGGTGTACCTTGGTGCTTACCAGAGCCGCCTGATTTTCTGCAAGCCAGTCCTGAGCAGCCGCGCCAGCCTTGCTGGTATCGAAGTCGATGACGGCAAGTCCGGTGCGGCTGCCGGTTGGAATCCCAACGAGTGCGTCAGGGTGACTGGCCCAGAATCGACGAATCTGCGCCTCGTCTTGCGTGGCGTCTTTAAATCCGTTTCGGGTGAGCGGGCTTTTGGCTTTGAGCGTGCGCCCTTCTTGGTTTTCATCTTTTCTCCTGCACGGGAATACGGGGTACTTCTTCGCCAGCTCGAGGATACGCTCGACTGGCACGATGGCGGTGAGTTCTGGCTTCATGGGTAGATATCCGGCCTAAGAGCCTTGCGTGATACACCAGTTGCCGCCTCCACGGCAAGCACGCGCAGGGGTGGGACTACGCCATTGACGTACCACTTCTGCACCGCCTGTGGGCGTATACCTAAGCGCCTGGCAAGTGCGGACTGCCCGCCAGCCAGATTGATTGCATGAATAACCGCGGCATGCTGCGGGGTGATCTTTTTCTTCATGGCGCTATACTACAACCAGAAATAGCACCCTATCAAGGGGAATTAAAAATATTTACATCGGGGGGTTGTAGTACGGTTAGCGCTGGGCTATATTGGCTACATGGTCGGCACGGTGCCGGCCAGAAGCGATAGAAGGAGACTTAGCAACCATGATAAAAATTATCAAATTAGCAAGCGGCGGTCTGGCCCCAACTATGCGCAGTGGCGCCCACGAGCGCATACCGGCGACGTGGGGCGTTGAGGTCAACGGCAAACTGGCCGCTCGCATCTTTACGGTCGGCGGCGACAGCATGGTGGTTGATGTTGCGTCGGGTCGTCAGTTGTATACAACGATCATGGCCCCGCGAAAGCGTCGCCAGAACCGCGTCGCCATAGCGAAAGATTGGGCCATTAGTCACTTTAGCGGGGCGACGGCATGAACCGCCCCCTCTGCCCTAATTACGAGATCGAACTCGAAGACATCGACGGCTACGCACGCCAAGTGGTCGGCGGATACGTCTGGTACGTCCAGGGCGTCAAGCAGCCGTGGAGTAAGCGCGACACGTTTGAAGAGTGCTGCGACGCGGTGCTCGGTGCCGTCAACCGAGTTGGCGCCGCCGAGGCGTTTGGTCTCGACGCCTAACCCGGCACAGGAGCGCACCATGTACGATCTAATCGTCGGCTACGCCACCCGTGAGGAGTGGCTATTCTTGGCCCAAGTCTTCGGCGCCATCGCGGTCTCTGTGTTGGCTTACGCGATAGCGAATCCGGAGGAGTGGTGAAGTACCTTTCCGTGTGCAGCGGCATCGAAGCCGCCACCGTTGCGTGGCACCACATGGGATGGCAGCCGGTCGCGTTCAGCGACATAGAGCCTTTCCCGTCTGCCGTGTTGGCCCATCATTACCCGCACGTTCCCAACCTTGGGGACATGACCAAGTTTGAGGAGTGGAACCTTGAATCAGTTGACCTTCTTGTCGGAGGAACCCCCTGCCAATCCTTCAGCGTCGCAGGACTACGCAAAGGACTTGCCGACCCACGCGGCAACCTCATGCTTACCTTTCTTGCGATCGCTCAACGTCAGCGGCCTCGATGGATTGTCTGGGAAAACGTCCCCGGCGTCTTGTCATCGAACGGAGGACGGGATTTTGGCACCTTCCTCGGGGCGCTGGGCGAACTGGGGTATGGGTTCGCCTACAGAGTTCTCGACGCTCAATGGTTCGGAGTGGCCCAGCGCCGCCGTCGTGTGTTCGTTGTCGGATGTCTTGGAGACTGGCAGCGTCCCGCCAAGGTTCTTTTTGAGCGCGAAAGCGTGCGCCGGGATACTCCGCCGAGCAGAGAAAAGGGGCAAGAAGTTGCCGGAACAATTGCAGCGCGCTTTGGAATCAGTCGCAACAACCACGAAGAATGCGTGCCAACAGTTGCCGGAAGTCTTGATACCGAGTGCGGCGGAGGAAAATTAACGCATCAGTCGATTGCCAACGGGCACATTATTGGCACGCTAACGGCGCGAATGATGAATGCGCTTGGCGCTCGAGATATTGAGGAGGGAGCCTTGCTTCCGGTGTCTTTCGGCGCACAGATGTCCGTGCCGCAGACCGACATTGACCTAATGCAGACGCTGCAAGCCAAAAACCCGATGGCGGTGGCGCAGCCGGTGGCGATGCGTGAATCTGGGCAAGGCTACTGGATGCAAGACACCGTCTCTGGGACGCTGCGAGCAGAAGGTGAGAACCGCCCAAGTCGGCCAAGCAATGTCATCGCGCAGCCGTCGATGCAAGTCCGCCGCCTCACCCCCGTCGAGTGCGAGCGTCTGCAAGGCTTCCCTGACAATTACACGAACATCCCATGGCGTAAGAAAGACGAGGCGCCAGACGGCCCACGCTACAAGGCGCTAGGCAACAGCATGGCGGTGCCCGTCATGCGCTGGATTGGTGAGCAGATCAACAAGCTAGAGACGGCACAATGAAAATCCTTTTCGCAATCCTATTCGTCTTGTTTTTGCTCTGGTCCATCCACGGCATCATCGAACACCTGCGCGACCGCCGCTTCCGTAGCGCGTCGCGCAACACACTACACGAGAATTGGCGGCAGGTTCCCCCGCCTAACTGGCGCTCCGCACGGGGCGGTAGAGATTACTGGTGAACCGTAACATCGAAGGAGTATTAACATGAGCTTGATTATTTCTGCATCTGGTGGCGGCAACTATCCCGAGCGCAAGCCACTCGAAGCTGCCGCTTACGCAGCCGTCTGTGACATGATCGTGGACTTGGGCGTGCAGCCCTCACCTGGCGGACAGTTCGCCCCGAAGCGCACGCTAATGGTTCGCTTTCAGATTCCCTCTGAGCGTGTCGAGATCACGAAGAACGGCGAGACTAAGAGTCTCCCTGCGGTGATCTCCCGCACGCTCGGCTTGAGCCTCAACGAGAAGGCGACGCTGCGGCAGTTGCTCCAGAGCTGGCGCGGTAAGGCGTTCACGCCTGAAGAGTTGAAGCGGTTTGACCTTGCCAACGTGCTCGGCAAGCCCGCCTTCATCAATGTAACGCATTCCGTTAAAGGCGAAAAAACATACGCCAACCTCACGAGCATCATGCCGCTGCCGAAGGGCATGCCTGCTCCGGTACTGGAAGGTGAGGCGTTGATCTACTCAACCGACGCGCCAGACCCTGACGTGTTCGACAAGCTGCCGGAGTGGGTGCAGGACAAGATCGCTGCCCGCATCATCGACAAGCCCAAGGCTGCAGCGCCAGCCCCGAAGGCCGCAGCTGCACCAGCCGCCGCGGCTGAAGAGTTTGCCGACGACGCTCTGGCGTTTTAATCATGCCTACACCACGACAAGGGTACAGGGCGGCCGACGGGAAGAAGATTCCCTCGGTGACCACCGTCTTAAAAATAAAAGACCCTGGCGCCTTGATTAACTGGGCATACAAAACAGGGCGTGAGCATGGAGTTTTGGAGGGGCAGGGCAATCCTGCCCCCTCTGGACTCTACGAAGGCTCCGACATCCTTGCGATTGGCACCTGCGTGCATAGCATGTGCGAGGCATGGGTAAAAGGAGAAGACCCGCGAGCAGTGCTTGAGAAGGCGCTTGAGGCAAAGACCGTGGTTGATCCCAAGGCATTTCGCGCCCAGGCAAGTAGCGCTTACTCGGCCTTTGAGTTTTGGGTGAAAGGCACCCAACTTGAGATCGTAGACTGCGAGGTTGCCGTAATTAGCGAGGCGCACCGCTTTGGCGGTACGCTGGACTTCATCGGCAAACTGAACGGCAAGCTGGTTCTTGGCGACTTCAAGACCAGTAATAGCGTGTGGCCGGAGATGTTGTGCCAGCTAGCCGCGTATGCGAAGGCATACGAAGAGAGCACCGGCAACAAGATCGACGGCGGATACCATCTGCTGCGCTTCTCAAAAGAGAACGGCGACTTCGGCCACCACTTCTACCCAAGCCTAGACGACGACGCGTGGCCCGCGTTCCTGCACCTGCGTGCGTTGCATGACCTTAACGAAAAACTGAAGAAGAGGGCGGCATGAAGATTCGAGAAGATGACCCGGTGTCAAGCCCGCGGCACTATCAGCTGCAACTGCCAGACGGAGACTTGATTGAGGCGATTGATTACATACACGCCGTACTAGGCAATGAAATGTTTGTTGCGTACTGTCACGGGTCGGCATTAAAGTACCTCTCACGCGCAGGGCGCAAGATCGACTTTGCGGAAGACCTGCGAAAGGCGGCATGGTTTGCAGTCCGTGCCGCTCAGGTGTTGGAAGAAATAGAAGAGGCCTGACCCACCACACGAGGCGCGCGATACACACTTCGGAGCACCGGCCCCGTCGCGCCAGCCGGAACTTTGATGCCTACAATTTCGTTTGAGCAATACAAGGTCTTGCTCGACCGTAAGCAAAAAGCAAACGGTAGGAACGTCAAGTACAAAGACTTGATCCAGCAGTGGGGAGTCCCGCACTACCATCTATCGACGGCGGTGTACCGTGGGATCAAGCAGTACGATTACAGGCTGTGGAAGGAGCAACCGCGATGACCCACAACGACATCATCCGCATAGCTAGGGATGCGAAGTTGCCGATGGCGTGGATAAAAGAATCCGGTGTTATTACATGGCCTGAACTTGAACGCTTCGCCGCTATCGTTGCCGCCGAAGAGCGCGAGGCGTGTGCAAAGCTGTGCGAATCTGTTACATGGTCTGATGAGGGCAAGAACTTTGCCAACCACGTTCGCGCCAGGCCGAAGATTCAAGTCAAGGGGTGAGTGGCTATCCGTATTTACGGCGCAGGTAGTCCATGCGCAGCGGCATTAGGTCGTAGTCTCCCCTACGCACGCCGTTGAGTACGACAAGGCCGTTCCACTCCGACGCCTGCACGTCGTCTGGGCGGTACGACTCGTGTTCTAAATAGAACCGCCCAGCCACCAGCCCATGCTTCACATGGTCTGGGTACTGCTTGCTCGCGTACAAAAAGCCCTGCTGGTGCCCCTGCACAAATGACTTTCCGATGTTGTTGAGGCGGCTGACGATAGTTCCGCCGATGGGCTTGCCGCTGAACGGGTTGGCGAAGTAGTGGCAATATGCGATCCCGTCGATCTCCACGATCTTTAGGAACTTGTGCCGCTCCCAGTCCAGCGTCTGGCAGTTCTGCGAGCCGATAATGCCCTGCCACTTTGGATCGTTTTTTGCGACGCGGTTTGCGCGGTTCTCGTGATTTCCCTCGAGAAACACCTTGCGCGGCTGCCACGTCTTGCTGCGCGACCTCTTGAGGTAGCCATCAAGTAACTTAAAGGCCTTGTTCCCGGCGTCGATGTCTTCCTGGTAGCGCGCCCCCTCTAACTCGGCGCTGCCCTTCTCGGCGTGGCTGTTGAGCGAGGGCAAGTCCCACCAGTCGCCAAGGCACACGATCACGTCCGGCCGGTACTCGAGGATCGCCTCGCCAGCCCAGTTGATGTGCTCAGTGTTGCCGCCAGGCTTAACCTGCGCGTCGGGTATGATGAGGTGGCGTTTCATTCCGTGAGGGTAGTGAGCATCTGCGCGAGTAGGTGCCCCAAACGATCCACCAGTTGCTCGTCACGCGACAAGTCATCATGCCCAGCAATATCAAGCATGGCGTGTATTGCCTCGTGGCAAAGGACTTGGGCGCGATTAGAACCTCGGCAACTCGAGATGATTTCTATACGGTACTGATCCGGCAACCAAATGCCAACGCAGCCCTTGCCGTGCTTCCAGCGGCCAGGGCTGACAATGCGGATGTTTATGGTGTGGGCGGCTAATTGAAAATGGCGCGGGGTGCCATCACGGCTAGGCTTTACGGTAGGAGGCTCGCTTCCGCTTTGCGGCGACGAACCAACCCTGGCAGTTCTCGACCGCCGGCCTTTGTCCATCGCATCAGCTGCGCCTTTGCCTCGTCCCATTGCTCTGCCTCCACTCGTTTGCGTAACGTGCTGGCTCGGTATCGCGGGACGCCGAGATTGTAAGCAAAATCAATGGCCGCTGCCAACACCTTCGGGTGATTTATTAGATTTGGGCTTGCCTTGAGCACGCCAGCGCCATAGTTTGACCGCAGCTCGGACAGCAGCCACTCGTCGGCCTGTGCCTTAGAGATAGGCGGGTCGTCCATGGTTACGCGGGTGCCGTCGGGCTTGTAGACCGTTCCGTAGCCGATGGTAGGGTAGCCGGCAGGGCAGATGTAGGGCTTGCCTCTGAACCCCTCAAAATGGCGGCAAAGCTCTGCGGCGAGTTCTAGCGCCTCGTCCAGATTACTGGCTGCCATGTCACTTCTTTTCGAGCGATCTTGAGACGAACCAGAAAGAAAGGATGCTGAAAAGGATGGTCACGTCATCCTCTGTCCAGAGCTTGAGGATTACGTCCTTCCAGTCCCCGCCCTGCTGGATGGCAAGCAGGTAGGTGGCAAGCTTGACGGCAAAGTAGGCGATTACAAAGGCGTAAGTCACAAGCGGTCGCACCAAAGCGGAAAGCGCGGCAACAAACCAGCCGGCAGATTTTGCCGTCTCGGCTTGCTCCTTGAACGCCTCACCAATCGCCTGCACCTCGGCCAACGTCATCTGTGCCTCAGTCTTGCGCATCTCGGCCTCTGCCTTGGCCTGCGCGAACTTCATCTCCGTCTCGAGCATGGCAAGCTCGTGCTTGCGCTCGTTCTTGGCATCAAAGAACTTGAGCGCCTCTGGGGCAAGGCGCAGCACGCCGCCGAAGATACCGCCGAGCAGTGTTTCCATTTACGGGCGCCCCTTGTTGATAAGGTCAAACAGCGTCTTTACCTTCTCCTCGAGCACCGCCACGCGCAGGTCGAGCTTTGACAGCACGATGATGAGCGTGATGAGGGCCAGTATTACGGGCCAGGCGCGGGTGAATATCTCGAAGAGATCCATGGTTTATTTCCCCGGTGTAAGCAAGCCAGCAGGTGCCCCGTACGTCAGCCCGCCGCGCAGCGCGTTGGAGAGCATGGCACGGCGAAGCGGGTCGTTTTGTACGCCACGCATGATGTACTGCTGGAGCGCAGGATTCTGATAGGCGCGGGCGGCTGCGGCAGGTGCGCCAATACCCAATAAGCCGCCAGCGATAGCCATTGACGCGGCCTCACTTGGAGACTCGCCCTGCATAGCCCCATAGCCTGCTCCAGCAAGTCCTGGCGCTAAGGCCTGCCCATAAGCCTGCAGCGCTGCACGCGGAGCCGTACCAGACTGCGGGAAAGCATCACGCATGGTCATGGCGCTACGCGCCAAGCGTGCCATGTCAGCATCACCGCGGTTCATCAATGCGGCGCCACGCTCACGCTTTGTGGACGTGGCTGCAGCCAGTTTCGGAATGCTGATATCGCCAATCTCAGACGTGCCGATAGAGTCCAGCAGCTTCATCAAGTTGCGGTACTGCTTGCGCGCCTGCTTCAACGCATCCGCGTCCGCCTTTCCAGCGGTTCGCTCAAGTGCGGAGTCTACCGTCTCGCGCAACTGGCGCGAAACTCCGGACAGCGCAGGATTGCGCCCAAGGTCTGCGGCCAGCGTTCTGATCCGCTGATATGCCTCACCAGAGATGCGATCATCCTTGTCAACCTTTGAGAGTATGTTATTGAGCTGCGCGCGAATAGGCGCCAACTGCGCCGCATCGAGCGTCATCCCAGCGGTGGCCTCAATTGCCGCCAACTCCGAAAGCATGGTGTCATCGACCTTGACCTTGTTTCGCGCTGCAATGTCATCCATGACGCTGCCGATGCGGTCATCAGCGCGAGCTAGCACTTCTGGAACTGCCGCATCGCCCTGCTCGCCGATGAGCTTGAGCGCAGCGCGATTAAATGCCGTTTGCGTGGCCTCTTGCCCTTTTTTCATTCTGCTTGCAGATATCGGGTTGTCAGTCAAAAACCTGCGAATCATTCGCAAGTTTTCTGACCCTGTTTGCTCGGCAATATCAACAGGGACGCCAGCGCTTTCTAATCTGCTAACTGCTTTTGCAACTTGTGGGGAGGTTGTGCTCGAGCTTGGCCGTGCAATTCTGGATAGTCCGCGTGCAATAGCTTGTCCGGCCATCCCACCAATCGCACCAGTGGCTACATTTGATTTTCTTTCCTCATCCTGCCCGACCGGCTGCAAAGCGCCCATCGTGCCTCCGACGCCAGCTGCACCTGCAAGAGTTTTGGGGGCGGTGATGCCTTGACCGATACGGCCAGCAGCACCACTGACGCGCCCGAGAGCAGCGCCTGGCAGCAGCATAGAGCCGATGGATCCGGCCATATACCCAAGCTTCCCAGCGCCAGTATCCATGTAAGGCGCCGCTTCTGCAGATCTCACGTCCTGCTCTGAGCGCAGGCGCTGCACGGTTTTAGGCTCAACTAGACCAAGCGCTGCGCCAGCCTCTGCGCCAAGTTGCTGTGCGCCGTAACCAATGTCTGTGACTGACTGTAACGCGCCACGGCCAAAGCGCTCCAAGGCGCCCATCTCTGGCGCTTTTGTCGGAGGTTGCATCTTTTGGATTGCAGCCTCAATCTGCGCAGTCGTCATGGAGTCAGGGAAGCTGACTCGGCCAATCCCCTCGACGAATACGGTAGGCATTACGGCTTCCTCGCTGGAATTATCTTTCCGCTTCGTGGGTCATAAATATAATTTCCGCCGCCAGCTGGCGGGGCTTGAACGGGTGCCGGAACTTTCACGTCGCGGCCTGGCATGAAGTACGTTCCTTGCAAGATATCATCAACTTCTTGTTGTCTAAGAGCCATTCGCCGCTGTGCAGCCTCTATTGCTCTATCGAGCATTTTGTTTCTGACTGGTTTTGACAATGAAGATGAACCTTGCAGCTCTAACAAGATCTTTCGTTCGCCTTCTGTTGGAGCCGCCCCGAAGATTTCTTTAAGTTGCGGGAGAATTTGCTGCTTCAAAAGCAAGTCAAATTCAATCGTTTCCTGAGTCCCCTCTGGCTCAAACTTGCCAGGAAAGGCAGCGGCCCCAGTTGCCCTAACCCCAGCGAGTGGCCCTTCATAAGCAAGATCACTAAGTCTCCTTGCCTCTTGAAGCGCAGCAATGCTTTCAGAAGATGCGGAAATCTTATCTCGAGCAGAATATATTCTATCGCGTTCGTCTTTGCTTAGTTCTGGGCGACCAGTTGCAGATGTCGCAGTAGGCGCCAGCCCCTTCCGAAACGTTTCTTGAGAGCCGTCGCTGTAAAAGACGATCTTGGCATTACCAACATCAACCTCACGATCGACCTTCTTCGGCCCAGTAGGCGGCTGGATAAACTGACCAGTTGCGCGATCATACAAAGCGCCACCGACAACCTGCTGCCCGGTGCGCTGCTTCATCATCTCAGCCAACTGCGGGTCTGCCTGAATTGCAGCAGAGCCGGCAGCAGATGCCATGAGGCCCTGCAGCCCCATCCCAGACATTGGGCGCACTTCCTCGAGCTGAGTCTGCTCACCAACATCCTCTCCTCGTGCGCCAAGTCGGCCAGCAATCGCGGCACGCGCTTGCTGAATGTCTTGTGCGGCTCTGGCCTCTTTGTCGGATTTTTCCTTGGCAGCGCGTCTTTCCTGCAATCCGGTTCCATACGCACCAAGTCCACCAAGTAGGCCAGAGCCAGTAAGCATCCCGGCAATCGCGCTCAAGCTACCCTCGCGAGCCAACTTACGTCGCTCTTCTTCGCTCATCTTCTCAACGTCTTCACCAAGAAGACCGCCAATCAACTTTTGAAATCTAGTCGCCATGTCAATCTCCGAGAAGTCCGCCGAGAACACGGCGACCACCTAGTGCTTTGTAAGCGCCGCCATACAACCTACCCGGTAAATACTGGGTAGATGAGCCAGAAAATTCGCCTCTCATATCGCTCATTTTCGGGCGACGAATAAAGCTGCTCAAGTCTTCTTCTTCCATATTTCCTTGCTTTTTTAGTAGGTTCTTTGAAATGTTAGAAAAAGACATGTCTAGTACGCCGCTGTTTGCGCCAGCCCCGCCACCAGACATCAATGACTTGAGAACAAGATCAAGAGGATTCATGTTATTTCCCGCCCTTCTTGCTAACCTTTTTATCAAGCTCCTTGACCGCCTCGGTTAGGAGTCCAATCAACTGCGGAACGCCAACTTGGCGCATTCCGTCAGATTGACGACGTGACACGGCGCTCGGCATTATCTTTTCAACATCTTGTGCTGATACGCTCATATCTTTTTCGCCGCCCTCATCCTCACCCTCTTTTGACCCATACCCGTCTTCCCACTCAAATTCAATGCCTTTGAGACGATTGACCTTATCGAGTGGGTTCTTGATGGTCTTCATGTTGGTCTTCATGTCTTCATCAGATCCGAAGACCTGTTGCGCCATCTGCCAGTAGCTCGGCCGGCTTGTCACAGTGCCCGTCTGGCTCACGTTATATGGGCTTGCGCTAACAGCACCCTGCCGGATCGCAAGCTGTTGGAGCGGGAACTGCTGACGGCGCAGGTCTTCCTCGCGCTGCGCGTTGAGGAACTGCTGGTACAGATTCTGCTGCGCAGAGCCTAAACCCATCATGGCCGCGCCGGCGCCGTAGCGATTTTGCAGCGCCATCTGGCCGTAATCAGCAAGGTTGCGCCCAGCGCCGAGTCGGAACTGCGCACCCTCAAGGCCAGCGGCCTGGTTACGCTGCGCGGCCTCCATCATTGCGCGCTGGTTGGCCTCCTCTGCCGACAGGCCCATCCGCATGTACTCTTGAGTGGCGGCCTGGTTCGCACGCGACGCCTCAAGCCGGGACTGCACGTTAAACTGCTGTGCCTGACTGCCAAGGCGCTGCGCGTCAAGCTGAGCCTGCTGGTTTGCCTGCTCTGCACTGAGGCCCATCTGCATGTACTGCTGAACCGCCGACTGGTTAGCGCGAGCAGCCTCAAGGCCAGACTGCACGTTAAACTGCCCGGTCTGCGCGGCCAGCCTTTCACGCTCGGCCTGTGCCTGCTGGTTCGCACGGGCGGCCTCGAGAGCAGCCTGCACGTTCGTGGTCTCGGCAGTAAGCCCAAGCCGCTGCGCCTCCTGCTGCGCCTGCTGGTTACGCGCAGCCGCGTCCATCTGCGCCTGCTGGTTCGCCTGCTCGGCGGTCAACCCGGCGCGCATGTACTCCTGCACCGCCGACTGGTTGGCGCGCTCTGCCTCAAGTTGCGCCTGCACGTTGGTCGTCTGCCCGGCCAGCGCGAGGCGCTGTGCCTCCTGCTGCGCCGCCTGATTGGCCCGTGCCGCCTCAAGATCGGCCTGCACGTTGGTCGTCTCTGCCGTGAGGCCGAGCTGACCCAGGCGCATGTCACGCTCTTGGTTGCTGATCTGGCCCGCCTGCGCGAGTCGCATCACTTCCTGCGCCGCCGACTGATTGGCAAGCGCAACCTGCTGCTGCCGGCCAACGTCCGCCTCTCGCAGCGCGGCCGCCTCTCGGAAGCCCTGCGCGCGCTGCTCGGCAACAAACCGATTGCGCTCACGCGCCGCCTCGCCGGCGGCGATGCCTTCTTCAATCGCAGCACGCGACCCGCCAAAGGCACGCGCCGAAGTCGCACGCTGTGCGCGCTGCATCCGCGCCTGCTCCTGCGCACGGTCGATGTCAGACAGCCCGACGTCAACTACCCCCTGCTGGTACGGGTTCATGTAGGCGCTTAGGTCGCCGCCCACGTCGCGCCCAAGGAAGGAGGCCGCCTGCGCCATCGGCGCGGCGCCAGGCGCAGAAACATCACGCGCCGAAAACGTCGTGCCGACGCGGCCAGCGCCGATGCGCTCTGGCGCAAAGGTGGTGCCGACCTGCCCGGCAGAGACCATCCGCGGGCCGCCAGCGAGAGAGGCTCCGATGCGCTCCGCTTGGATGCGCTCTGGGGCAAACCTAGTCCCGACCTGCCCGGCGCTAATCTGCTGCGCCGCTGCCGGCGCGGCCACCCTGCCAGCCCTCACACGCTCGGGGCCACCGGCAAGGGAGGCGCCGATGTTCCTAGCTGAGAACTGAGTACCAACCTGGCCCGCGCTGACGCGCTCAGGGCCACCTGCTAGCGATGCACCGATACGCTCTGCGCTAATGCGCTCCGGCTGGTAACCGAGGGCCTGCTGCGCCGCTCGAGCGGCCTGCTCAATCTCTGGGACAAATCCGCCCTCCTGAGCAATGCGCCGCGTCATATCCTCGCCGGCCATGTAGTCGCGTGTAAACGGCGCGACCATCATGCCACGGTAAGGCTCATACGGAATCGCAGCGACCTGCTCCGCAAACTGGAGGTTCTCCAAAATGCGGTTATAGACCTGCGGGTCAATCTCCGTCTTCGAGGTTTCTGTCTTCTTGGACTTAAAAAGATTGCTCATAGTCTCTTCTCGAGCACCACCGCGGTGCGTTTGTAGCCTTCCAGAGCACGCTGCCAACCGGGTCGTCCCATGATTAGCATCGTGTCGCAGTTAATGTGCCGTGCCCACTCTTCAAGCACCGGGCGGATGATCTCGTCAATCTCCCTCAAGTCACCCGCGCCGATGATGACAGTGAGCTGCTTTAGCCTTGGGAAAATATCAATCGTCGTGATGACGCAAGAGTTTTCCGAAGACCAAAACTGATACTCGCCCCTCTTTAACCCTTCCACTACGTCGGCGTAGTTCATCTGCCCGTAGCCTTCGGCGAGCGCACGCTCAATAAGCTCTCGAAACGGCGTGACGTACTCCAGACCCTCAACCTCTTCGTGGTTCATCGCTCGCCGCCCGCGACCGCATCAAGGCGCATCATGCCAACCCGCCAGTCTGTCATAGAGTCCCCCGTGACCTTCATCTCCACCTGCCTGCCGGTGAATCGAACGGGCGTGTAGATGGAGTCAATGGTATACGTTTTTGTCGTCTGCGAGCCGTTTGGGGCAAAACTCGTCAAGAATTGCACGCCGACAGAGCCTTGCGTCTTTTCGTCCGCAATCAACTGCCGCGCCATCATAATACGATCCCCACCACCAAGCTCTATCGGGCCGCTTTGCGCATACGGCGTGGAGCCGTCGTAGCTCACGCCAACCTCATGCTCGTAGACGTATCCGTCGCTCGACACCATCAGCGGATAGTTGAACACGCCGCGGTCTGTCCCAGCCGTGCGGCCGAGAGAGCCAATCGTCCAGTGCCCCTCGCGGTAGTTATATGCGACGTAAGAGTCAACCTCGTTGCTAGAGGCCGACGGGTAAAACCACCACACCTCGCCAAACTGGTTGTTGGCGACCGCGTACACCTTGGAGCGTTGCGCCTGAGATACGTTGTTGGCGACGTAATCAAGCACGTCGCACTTTAGCGGGCGGACGAAGCCGTCGTATGTAAAGAATCCCGCCGGAGACCACCAATACGCGACAGACTCAACGGCCGCCACGGCCTGCGCAGAAATCAAACCGCATCCGGTGGCGATACGCTCAAAGCCGTACACGAACGGCGCGCCCTGATACTGCGCCGTGTGGACGTCAACGTCGGTGAAGATTAGGTTTACGCCGCGAAGCCGCTTCCCGGCGACGATAGAGCCAACCGTCTCGAGCTCAATGTCGCCCGCCTGGTTCGTGATCGCGGGCGTCCACATGGTGTTATCTTCTTGGTCAGACCATGCAACCTTTCTGGCGTTACCGCCCGCGCCCAAGGCGAACACAAAGCGCTCCGCGGTAACGAGAACGCCCTTGTTGCTGACCGGGGCGTTGGCTAGCGCCACGCCGTCGTTGGCCGTGTTCAAGTCCCACTCGTAGATCTTGCCGTCTGCATTCGAGCAGGCAAGCAGGAACTCGCCCCAGTTATCGAGGCTCCACGTCGTGGCTGGCGTCACCGTGCCGGTGTCGGGCCGCGGGGTGCCGTAAGAGAACAGCCCGTAAGGGCCTCCGCCGTACCCAAGGTTCAGCACTGCGTCTGCGTTGCCAGCCGTAAACCCAGCGGGCGTGATGTCCGTTATGGTGCCCGCCTCGTTCATGGCGTAGAGCTTGCTGTGCGTGCCCAAAGCGATCCAGCGTGCGTTGGCGTTGCTTCGCCACGCCAGGATGCCACGACACTTGCCCGTGAGCTGACCAGAGGCTCGCTTACGCCACCCGCCCACCGGGCGCATGGTGTTCTCGTACCACCGCACGAGCGAGGCGTCACGCCATCGTCCCTTGCTTTGGTAGTCGGTGCCGTTGCGATATACGCCCGGCTGGATGTTGAGCGGAATTAACGCCAAGGCGTTACTCCTTTGTTGGGATAATAAAGCCCTTGAAGAAGGCGACCAGTAAACCGATGCCCGCCGCAAGACCCGCAAGCCACTTCACAAATGCAACAAGATTCTCTGCCGTAGACCATGCGTCGGCGAGCTTTTTAAGGTCGCCCTTAACCTCGGCCATGTCGCTCTGTAAAAGCTCCATGTCTTTACGAAGCAGGGCTAGCTCCACGGTCTGATCCTGCTCCGACATTTCACGGCTCCTTCTTCTCTTCCTTCGGCAGATGCGGCTCAACCTGTGCCTTGAGTTTGGCCCACAGCGGATGTGCGCCCTGCGAGGTCGGGAGTGACCCCAACAGGTTCACGATGGCAACGGATTCTTCAAGCGAGACTTTCAGTTCAACGTCCACGGGTCATTACTCCATAGTTCTGATTAACGACATACGCATACACGCAGCAAGCGGCTAGCGTCAGCCACCAAAGGTTGACGTACCACAACGCCCACACCCCCGCCAACTTGATGCCGACCATCACGGCCAGCGGGTCGAAGCGAGTGAACAACTTCGCCAGCACGGGGTTCAGTTCCCGCCCGCCTTGCTTGAGTACCGTCAGCGTCGTGTAAACGTCAGCGGCTTGCAGCAGGCAAAACAGGGCTAGTAAGCCTGTGTTCACTTGGCACCCTTCAGCGCGGCTACGTCGGCCTCAAGCGATTCGATACGCGCCATCGCTTCTTGCAGGGCTTTCGCTGCCTTCATCAGCAGCACAGAGGTTTTCACCGACTTGGTAGTCGTGCCAAGGTCGTTGCCTTCTGCATCACGGTCGGCGTGTTCGTCTACCAATCCCGGCGACACTTGTTCAAGTTCCTGCGCGACAAGACCAAACTGGACAAGGCCAGTCGGGTCATTCTTCATCTTGAACTTACGGAACCGCACTGCTTTGATGTCGTCCCACTGTGAACCTGCATCCACAATGTCGGTTTTCATCTTGGCATCGGAAATGGTGCCGTATGAACCGTTCACATTGGTGACATTGCCCGAATCGGCAATTTTCAAACGGAAGTTGGCGCTGCCATCGTTGTAGCAAACGAGATAATTGAAACTGCCGTTAGTGGTATTTCTTGAAGCGGTTATATAAAAAATATCATTTGCGTACGATGCGTTGCTCGCACTGACAACAACACCAACTCCGGTTCCTGTTTGACGAAGTTCGTGATAAGAGGCTGTGCTTCCGTAATAGGTTCCATCATTACTCGCCTTGAAATAGCCCCCCGCCGTGAACCGGCCGCGTTCGGTGGAGTCCGTATGAAAGGCTAGTGGGATGGCTGTTACTGATTGAACAAATGCGCCAGTTGAGTCGGCATAAAACCTGCCACGCTCGTTCGTGCTTTGGTAAAGACGAAACCCGGCTCCGTTAGCGCCTTGAACGGCTTGCGTTGTGTACCCGTTACCAAGTGCGGTAATGCTAGTTGCACCTAGACCCAAATTCCCCGACGCATCAAGCGTCATCGCCTGCGTGAACGTGATCGCGTTGCCTGCGGTGCCGGTTCCAGCATAGTACCAGCGGTGAACACCGGTTGCCGTCATTGAATATCTTGCAGCCCCGTCCCCAGTGTACTTATAAATCCAGTTAGAACCGTTGTTATAAGAATTAGTAGAAAGCGAAAGATCGTTAGTACCAGACCCAGTAAACGCCAATGCGCCACTTGCACCAACTTCAAATCCCCTCCAAGATCCAACCCCCCACGCACTCGGCGTGACCCCGAGGCCGAGGTTGCCTGCAAGAGATGTCGTTAACGCTGCCGACCATGACGCGCCGTTGTAAATGTCAAAATGCAGGTTATTAGATGAGTCTGTTCGCCATCCAAACGTCGCCACACTTGAAGTGCTTAAAACTCCAAGCGAAATATTGCCGGGAGTGTCGCTGGTGGTTCTGTTTGCGATAGCGGCTCCGCCCACAACGTGCAGTTTGTATGACGGACTCGCCGTGCCGATGCCGAGGTTGCCAGAACCTGCTGATCCAATAGTGACATTATTCCCTTGACGATTTAATTCAAGTGGCTTTGAGTTAAACGACTGAATTTCAGACCGAGTTGCATCAGAATTAAATGCTAAATCATCAGCAGAACCAGCAGAGCCTTTAATAACAAGCCTGTAGTTTTGCGCGTTTGTTGTTTGGCCGATAAGAAGATTCGTCCCATCAAACACCAGCGCCGACCCACTCGTCGCCACCTTGCTGCCGTTCAAATACAGGACGCCGTTGGCGGTGCCGCCGGAGAGCGTAAGGTTTCCAGAGAGCGTAGCGGCCGCGCCGCTGATCGTGCCAGTGAGCGTCGGAGACGCCGAGAGGACATTGTTTCCGGTGCCGGTGTTGGTCACCGAGACAACGTTCTTGCTGGCATCGAGCGCGAGCGCCGTCGACGCCGTGAGCGCCGACATATTCTGCGTGCCGCCGACCGTCAGCGTCTTGCCGGTTCCGACGTTGAGGCCAACCGAGGTGCCGTTGCCGGCGCCAGTGAAGATGCCGTCCACGAGGTCAAGGTTGGTGTTGATCTTACCGCCCCAGGTATCCGCAGACGCGCCGACCTCCGGCTTCGTCAGTCCAAGGTTGGTGGTTGTCGTATCAGCCATGTCGTTACCTCAAGCGGCCTCTAGATAGGCCGGGTGTGTCTTCTCTGTCCAAGTTTTCGCCGTGTCCGAAGCCGGCGTCCATGTTTCTGCGGTGTCGCTGATCGTGCTCCACGACTCTGCGGTATCACCCACTACGCTCCACGCCTTTGCCGTGTCGGATTGTGTAGCCCAAGACTCCGGCGTGTCGCTCTCGTCTTCCCACTTCTTCCTTCCTGCGCACGTTACCGACGCAGCGCCAGCCATGGCGGCTGAGGCAAACTGCACCCTGTTGGCAACCGCCGAAACAGTTGCCGTGCCAACAAGTGCCGCGCTGTCAAGATAGACAACCCTTGCCGTGGCAGTCTGGGTGGCCGACGCACTGAGTGCAGAGGCTCCAAGTCGTACCCTAACCGCTGCGGCCGTAACACTTGCTGCGGCAGATACCGCTGCACTTGCCAGCCTGACGCGCCGATAATCCGCAGAAACCGACGCACTCGCACTCAGCGCGGCAGCTCCAAGCCTTACTCTGGTGGCCGCTGCACTCAGAGTGGCCGTCGCAGACAGCGCCGCAGCGCCATCCTTGACGATCTTGGCAGCGCACGTTTGCGTTGCCGATGCACTGAGGGCCGCTGCGGTATTCTTGACAATGACCGCATTGGCCGTCTGTGCTGCCGATGCCGACAGTGCTGCTGCGCCAAATCTGACGCGCAATCCCACCGCCGTAACCGTCGCGGCACCACTTAATGCCGCGGCACCAAGCCGCACCCTCACGCCTACGCACGAGACGGACGCGGCTGCACTTAAACTGGCAGCGCCCTCCTTCGGGTCGATGCCATACCTGCCACGGCCGTATAAACCGGAACCGTAGCCTGCCATTCTTTAGTTCAACGTGATGTCAAGATCGCCAGCCGGGATACGGAACACGTCCCCCGACGCGATGGTCTTGCTCGCGGTCAGCGCACCGTGGAACAGCAGGTTGCCGCCGGACAGGTTGTCCCAGACCGCGACCCAGCCGACCGTACCCCACGACGCCGTAGCGGTCGGGAACTCAATGGCGCTCGTGTTGCTGCCCGTGTCTCCAGACACCGTAAAGGCGCACGACTGACGCGCATAAGAACCACCGCTCACTTCCGTGCCCGTTCCGGCGTCAGTCGGGTCTGCCGTATGCAGACCGATGTACACGGTCGTCGGTGACGTGTAGGCTGTATTCGTCAGCACATGCTGAAGAATCTTGGTCTCAAGATAGTTTGAAAATGCACTCACGGGATCACCCTCGTCGGTTTAACAGTCATGGCAGAGCGCCCTTGGCTAAAGGCTGCCCGCTCGTTTTGCAGGATAATGTCGCCCACCGCGGCATCATAAAGCGAAGCCCACGTCCCTACGCGCTCATCGTCGCGCAGGTACGGGGCAGCCTGCAGTAGCGCACCATACAGGTAAACGTCTGGGTGACGCTCGAGCAGCCAGTTAGAGGTGTTGCTGTCAGACAGCTTTGCAAGCGTAGCCACATACGTCAGCTCTGCCGTGTAGCTGGTGTCGGGCGCCGGCAACACTTCGATCTGGTTTCCGACCAGAGCAAAATACTGCGGCTTCCCGGTGGTGCGGTAGACGTACTTCTTTGAATCAAGTTCATCTTCGGTGAGAAACACCAGAGGCTGAACCGGAGCGGTAGACGTCAACACCAAGGACTTACAAGACAAAAAGTCAGACGGCAGCGCCGAGAATGGCGTATCAATCGTGGCGTTGGCGCGCTTCACCATCTTTTGCGTCGGTATGCGACGCTCAAGTTGGGACTCAGCAAGAGAGATAAAGTCGGGGATGACTGCCGTGAGGTCGTCACGGTTGAGCCAGTCCGCGATGCTCGTTTTAAGCGCGCTGTATGAGTTTAGAGCCATCAACCTCTTCCTTCATCGCCCAAGCACCCTCGTGGGAATACTCGAACGTACCGATATGCTTTACATGCTGCGAGAGGTCATGATCGAGAAGCACTTCGTACCCGGCCTCCCTGGCCTTGCGGCAGAAGAAAACGTCTTCGCCGATGTAGTGATTTCCAATCGTTGAGTACGGGATCGCAAACCACGGCGCCTCTAACTTCTCGAACACCTCTCGCTTCACCATCATCACGCCCATGCCGACATAATCGACAGGCTGTAGCCCTTCGGACTCTGGGCCGGTATACACTCGGTCAATCTTTCCCTGCGCATCCATCATCGCAACCGGCTTTACCGGCATGCGACGTGTCGCGTAGTTAGCAGCCACGATGGGCTTGTCGCGCAGGATTAGGTGCCCGATAGTTTCTTTCGGGAACCGCATGTCTGAATCAAGCCAGAGGAGATAGTCCGCCTTCTCCTCGAGTGCTTGACGCGCAAGCTCCATACGCTGAGAGGCGATCAGAGTTCCGTGGCTCGTGTAGAGCAGAACACGGTCGTCTGTTGTCGCTGTGTGATACGACATCGCTCGCGCCATATCATAGGCAAACGAGGTCATCACCGTATCACGCGCAGGCACCAATATCGCTATTGACCTGCTCATACACGCCCCGCGCGTGTTCTGAAGAGTTGGTTGTCTCTATCGTTCAACCAGGCCTTCATTCTCTTTGGATCGTCAACGATCCCTTCATTTTTGAGGCGGTAGAAAAGCGCCATCGGGATTGACGCCACCTTACTCCACTCGCCCCACCTCGCCCGTTCGTCGGTCGAGGCGTACTCGTTCTTGTTTCGCTCAATCAGGTCGCCGACTTCAAAGACCGTCTCAATCTTGGCCTCATCCCTGTCGGCATCGTAGTGCCACCACTTTGTTGTACCCGTGGTCGGGTCGTAATCAAATAGGCGCTTTCCTGTTGAACTCATGTGATCCTCAACTCAAGGGCGACGGCACCATTGCCGCCGCCCTCAAGTTTATACCACTACGATCAGGTCGTGGTGAGGTCAGCGGCGAGACCGTGCGCGGCCTCGGTGTTGACCTTCAGGCCCCACTCCACAACGATCATGCGCTTCTCGGCGTCGCCGGTCTTCGCAAGCTCGACGGTCTGGAAGGGACGCAGGAAGGCAACGCTGGCGTACTCAGGATCGAGCACGAAAGCGTCACGCTCACGCTGGAAGCGGTTGGGCACAACCGACACCGCGCCGAAGTCCGAAACGTACACATCGGCCGCGCCGATGATGACGCCGGGCTTGTTACCCGTGACTTCGCGCCGAATCTCCGCGATACCCGCGAAGCCCGACACGCGCTGCTTGTTGACCGGGCCGACCATCAGGATCTTCGGCGTGCCACCGGCAGCCCACACCTTCTGGATCACGGTCTTCAGGATCGCTTCCGTGAACGTGCGGAGGTTGGCATTGGTGGCGTCCGTGCGGGTCGCATCCGGCTTCGTCGTGTAAACCGGATCAGCGCCGCCCGTGCCCTTGTCCGTGTTGGACTTCAGGAACGCGAGTAGCGAGCCCGTCTTACGCAGAGCCGACGACACACCAGCCGAGCCGGCAGCCGCCGCCTGGTTGGTGAGCATGATCGACTCCATGTCGCGCTTGATTTCGGCCGAGCGCTTGGCGAGCTGGTAGGCAAGCTCCGACCGGCGGCCGGCCTTGTCCACGCTCTCGAGCGTGCCCGAGATCAGAACCGTCTTGTTGCTGATCTGCGTGTAGTTGCCGATGCGGGTCGTGGCGGCCGTCGAGTCGTAGGACGACACGTCGTCACCTTCCACCTGCGCGTTGGTCGTCGAAGCGGCGGCGAGCGAGTCCGTCTGCCACTCAAAGTAGGTGTTCTTGACGTTCTCGCGGCCAATGTTCGACATGAACGGGGTCTCTTCCGGCGAGATGTTGTAAATCACGTTGGAGAGAGACTCACGGATACCCTTAGCGGCAAAGGTATCGAAAGTATTTGCTGTCTGGGACATTTGAAATTACCTCAATCTATAAACTGTTCAAACACAGCAGCCGCATCGCGGTGGCTGCCACTATTTGCGAGTCTAGAAAGAGCTGCCTTGGATGCAACAACCTTGGAGGATTGCGGAGCATAGGCGGCACCAGCCTTCATCGGCTTAGCCTTTTGCATGATCTTTGGACGCATCTGATCGCGTTTGCTCATCAGCTCGTCAAAGAGCATGGCCTTGCGAAGTGCTACCACGGCTCGAGCGTCATAAATGTCCGAAATCTCTTCGACCGTAAAGCCGAGTCTTTCGGTGGCATAACTGACGATCTTTGCCTTCTCGGCGCGAGCCTTCTCAACGTCGCGCCACTCTGGCAATGCTTCAAGCAACTTGCTTCGTTCGCTTTCGAGGGTCTTTTCTGTCTCGATGCGCTCTTCGGCCTGCTGCTTCTCCACCAGCGCCTGCTTCTGGGCCTGCACCCAGTTGGCCTGTTCCTGCCTTGACCGCATCACCTCGCGCTGTCTCACCCACTCAACCGGGTTCTCTTGATAGAGCCTGTCCCAGTCAATCTCGGGCGGTTGCAGCTGCCGGAGTGTCGCGTCAAGCGCCTCCAATGTCTGCGCATACCGTTGCCGCTCTTCCCGCGCCATCGCAGCCTCTGCTTCGGCCTGTTTCCTGGCCTCCGCTATTGCCTGCGTCTTGCGCGTGTAATCCGCGGTGCGGGAGTAGCCCTTCAGCAGCTCATCCAGCGGAACCTCGACTTCTTCCCCGTCAACCTTGACGCGGAATGTCTGGCCCGACTGTGGCGCCTCTTCGGCATCCTCGTCGCCTTCGGTTTGCTCATCGCTCTCGGCGTCGGACTCGCTGGCCTCCGCCTCAAGCACCTCACCCACGCCTTCAGTCTCTTGCTGCTCGTTTTCGCCTTCATCAGCGGCGAGCATCTGCTCAAAAACATCCTGCGTGCTTTGTACGCTTCCCGGGGGTACACCCGTGCCGGTTTCGCTCATACTTCTATTGTGCGGGATTCAAGCGGCTATTTCCTGCCGCTGATCTTGTCAATATCGCGTTTTGCCATCGCGCCGTTCTCAACCGCGATGCGTAGGTGGCGCTTGATTTCCTCAAGGATGCCGACGGCGAGCCATAGACGCTCGCGCTCTTCTTGGTCTGCCGGTTTGCTTTGGCGCCACGCCTTGAGGTACTCGCCCTCCAAGACGGCAAAAGCCTCCACAAGAATCGGGTTCTCGAGGAGGTCTTTGGCGTCTTGCCCCTTACGGGCGTCGATGTAGGGGTTGCGCTCGCTCAAGCGAGGAGGCCGCCCTTTGGCTTCTTCTTCATGGCCTTCTTCAAAAGCTTTCCGCCCTTGTCGGCCTTATTGAACTCTTTAGCCACCTTCATCGGTACGCCAACCTTCTTGGCGAAGGCTGGATCGTGTGCGGCTGCGGCCATGAGGCGGGCTTGTTTTTGTGACTTGCTTGGCATAACTATTTTCTCTCTAGGATTTTAACTTTCTTTTCTTCGCCGGGGAATACGACAAAGTTGCGGGTACCGCTGCCGCCTTGGCCTCGGCTACCTGCGTCTAGGTACTTGATGCCGGGGATTCCTGCGTTTTTGTAAAACTCTGCAACTTTTGAAGGTGACTGCACTTGATTCATGGTATTAAAAATCTGCCCGGCAGTAGATTCATTTGCAGACATTATTGCTTCTTTGCGAGTGTCATATCCGTTTATGACTTTGTTGTTCAGTTTAAGAAGCCACTTTGAATCACTTAAACCTTGAGCAAATTCTGGGTCTTTGACAACCTCAAATTTCAAAGCGCCTTGAATTGCTGCGGATTGCTGGTTTATAGGCTTATCCCAATCCAGCATACGGCCAATCATTTCGTCGGGGAGGTCGGCTTTGTAGAGGGAGCCGCGAGGCTGCAATCGACCAACTGCATCATCATATTCTTGTTGCAAGTTCTTAAACTTTCGCCATTCTTCCATTTCCTGTGAGGAAAGACTGCCGTTTTTGGACAATTTCGCATTCAAATCAGAAAATCGCTCAAACTCTTTTTTTGTAAGCGATTGGGGTAGTTGTTGCCGTAATTCGTCCGTCCATAAATCTGCGCTTTTTTTGTCCGTCAGCACTTTTTTGTAACTTTCAGCCACTCCCGGCGATTCGGCAAGGTACACGCCATGCCCGTAAGCCTGTGCGCCCTCGCCCGTGCCGATTTTGCTGGCGTCAAACTCACCGAGCGGGTTGGCTTCTGTAGCCGGGAAGCGGTGCGGGGTGCCGTGGTAGACGTCCAGTTCCGCCATGACAGGGCCGGTTTTGCGAGGGCCGAGCATTTCGCCAATGACTTCGCCTGCGCCTAACGGGCCGCTCATGGCTTTCTGGCCCATCTGGCGTAACGCGCTGGCGATGATGGCAGGGTCGCGCACAACGGCTTTGCCGGCTTCGTAGACGCCTTTGGCGGTGCCTACAGGGTCGGTGACGATGCCCTTGATGCCTTCTAATTGATTGGTCAACCCTTCGCCTAACCCGATGGACAAGTTTTCTAGGTTGGTGCGGAAGTCTGCTTGCGGGGCAGGTTGGGCGGGAGTTGTGCCAGCCGGCGTCGGGATTGACTCCAACATACGTCGGCGGCGTTCTTCCTCGGCTTGTTTGTAGGCGAGGGCAGCGGCAAGGCGGCTGCGGTCAGCGGCCATTCACTTGAACCTTTCCAATTTGTAGACAAGGCTGGCGATTTCGCCCACGATTTCGTCCACAATGTTCTGCAGGTCGGTGTCTTTCGGCAGGTCGCTGCGGATGCCCTTTACGAACTTCAGCAGGCTTTCGGCGTAGGCGGCAGCGTCCTTTTGTACCTTGAACCCCTCGGGGTAGTCGTCGAGCGGGATGATGCCGTAATGGCCCTGATACGCCTCGGCGTACTTGTCGGCCAAATCCACGATGTTCTCGTAGTAGTGGCCCAACGCCTTGTGTGCGGCGTAGGAGGCCGTCTGCAGGTGCAGAAAGTGGGTGGCCGTGCTGCTATGTAGCAATACCCCGACGAATTCTGCTGCGTCCTTGTGCGACATAGAACCTCCGCGTGACGAGATTATCACACACTGTTATTGTTGCAACCATGTCAACTTTTGTGTTTTTCCACGTTGGCCCAGACCTCGCCATGCCGGCGCGGATGGTGGAATCACTGCGGCGGCACAACCCAACCGCCGAAATCGTGCAGGTCACTGACCACGACACCCGCACCGTGCCGGGCGTAACGTGGACGGCCCCGACCGATGGCGACCGCGAATACCTCATGCTCTGGCGTACCCAAGCGTTTGCCGGTCTGGGGCTAACCGACCCTGCGATGTACATGGACACCGACATGATCGTAAATAAACCGATCAACGTCGAATTGCTGCTAGACGACCATCACATCGCCGCCTGCCGCCGTTCGTTCAACCGTGACGCGATGTTCAACATCCACCAGCGCGGGCAGGACTACAGCGAGTATGCGGGCAAGACGCTGGACGAGGTGTACCCGATCCTCGGCTGCTGCACGATCACGGCGAGCAGCGGTGCGTGGGAGGCGATGGCCGAGACTTATGCCGCCCTGCCGCCCAAGTTCAAACGCTGGTACGGCGACCAAGAGGTTTTACGGGATTACGTCGGCTCGCTGCCAACGTCGTGGGTGACCTACCTGCCCGAGTCCGAGTTTGCCTGCCTGCCCGAGGCGTCCAACGTCTACCCCCGCCCCGCCATCACCCACTACAAGGGCCAGCGCAAGGCGTTGCTTAACGGAGTTGCTCCGGCTTAATCGCGGCGGTGTACCGGGCGTGTAGTTCGCGTATAGCAGCCTCTGCGTCACGGGCGACGTAATGCTCGCCCCTTGGCTCAAAAACGTCCCTAAACGCTTCCTGCGCGGTTTTAAGGCGTCCTTTGGGCATCTTGACCTCTACCCAGCACACCCACGGGGTGCCGTCTGGCAGCGCCCGGGTCACGAGGGCGTCGGGGATGCCTTGGCCGGCTAGGCTAAAGTCCATGACCGTGAACCCGGTTTTGCGTAAAGCGTCGAGGATGACGCCAGCGTTACCGTCGCGGCGGGCGGCGTACCTCATCGCTTGACCAGCAACCCCTGCCCGGTCGGCAGTTCCAACACCTGCTCCTTGCCCTTCAGAAACCGTTGGTGCGTCAGGGCTGACTCGCGGTATCGGCGGAACCCGTAATCATCGAAAACGACGATGGAGCCGGGCTGGAGGCGTTCGTATACGAGTGGGAAAATATACCCCTCGGCCTCGGCATTGTTGAGGTCAATCTGGCAGAACCCGATTTGCTCGGGCAGGGCGGTGATGTTGCGGATGTCGCCCTTATGCACAATAGCGTTAAAGGGCGCGAGGCGCTGGCATACCTGCTCGTAAAGGTCGGGGCCATGGTCAGCCTTGCGGGCTTCCTCGGGCACGTTGTCGAACAGGTCGTAAGCGTGGACGGCGGGCAGCACCATCTGGTACCGCAGCACAACCTCCAGCGCCCGCCCGTCGTAGGTACCGATGTCCACAATGTCGCCTTTGTCCAGCGCCTGCTCACAGGCCCAGCACAGCGTGTAGATCCGCCAGAGGCGTGCGCGTAGGACGAAATTGAGGCTACCGCACGCGGCGTCAAATCGGGGGTCAGTCGTGAAAAACAGGTTTCGGAACCACACGAACAGGTCGTCGTGCAAGGTGCAGTCGTTTCCGGCGTTTGCGCCGAGGTGCCCCATCAACTGTTGCAGTAACTTTTGCACCTCTAGCCGTTTTTCGGGGCTGAAGTCCTGATAGTCCTTGTGGAACATCGCTGCCGAGGGGATCACAGCGGGCCTCGTTGATACACCGCCCCAGCCATATTTGCCACCATACCCGTGTTCGTTTGTTCAGCGGCTGCACGTTGCTTCAACCTCGCTATCCCTCGGTCACCAAACACCTGCCACACCGTCGAGCGCAAATGCGGGTCAGCGTACACTTTTGCTGCGTTCGCCTCCCGCAGCAGCCCAGCCATCTGCTCGCGTAGCCATTCCATCCGTTCGTCGTGGCCCACTTCATCCTGCCGCACCATGTAGCGTGCAAGCAACGCATCGGCCAATTTAAGTTTGGCGAGAGGTTCGGCAAGGTGACGATCCCACTCTCTGCCGCAACGATCTTGCATCTGCTGCCAGCGTTCGTTGTCAGCGGCAATTTGCTTGTCAGTCTTGACCGGCTTTTCACCCGGCGCAGGCTTTGACACCTTGAGGTCAAACAACCCCTGCCACTGGTTGCTGATCGACTGGTTCACGACCGCATCTTGGTCAGCGCCGTACTTCGCCAGTTTCATCTGCATGGCGTGTTCTGAGGCTGGTTTGATCGGTTTGCGTATCGCCGTCCGATATGCCTTCCACCGTTCCCATGCTGCTACGTCTAGGTCTTGCATATTCCCCTCTTATACCCTGATGACTGATGGTGAATCCGCACGGCATAGACGGAATACGCCTATGGTGGATCGTGCGGTGTTGATGACTGACGGAGCCATCCGCTGTCGGCTACTTTTCACGGGTTGCCCCGTTGCCATTTGCGCTTCCCGACTGACGCCGCGCACCTAGAGGCTGGCTGCCCCGATCTAGGTTTAAGGTGACTCTGTGCGTTGTTTCCCCGACCAGAGTGCCCGAGCAAGTCGGCGTGGAGGGGTGATTGACAGGACTAGAACAGTCCGTCAGAATCTCGTCCACGCTCACTTCGCACTTGAAGCGTAAAGGCAGCCCCCCTGCCGCGTCAAGCCCCGTAAC